GTATTTGTCCTCGAAGGCATACTTCTCACCGATGTTGATGGCGTATCTGCTTTCATTCACCCATTGTTCCTGTTCGGGTTCCACGTACACCTTCAGCTCGTGTCCGTAGCTGCCCGATACAGGCGAGGTCTCGCATTGGCCCACAATCTCGCAGCCACCGCCCCAATAGGGGCCGCCGTCGCCGCTCATGTCGCAGCCAAGCATCAGGCCCGTGCGGACGCAAACCTCTATCTCGTAGTCGGTCGTCTCCGTCGCGCTTGCACTGGCATAGCCCGTGAACGTGCCTGTCACAATCTTGTACACACGGCAATTCATCTCGCCATCGGCCACGGTCTTCGGCGCGAACGTGCCCGTCTGGGTCGGGTTCTCGTAACGCCATTCGTGGCCGTTGAAAAGGAAACGCTCGCCTGCCGCAATGCCGAACTCCACAGCGAACGACACCGCAATCTGGGCTTCGAGGGTCTTGCTCAGAGGGCCGTAGCTGCTCAGCCAGTTGCTCGCGTTGGTCGTGCTCTTGGTTTCGCCCGTGCCATAGTAGATGGCGGGATTGGCCGAGAATGCACAATAGGCCCAATCGTCCGAGCCAACGGCCTTGTAGCGCATGCCGCCGTTGGCTTTCCATGTGGCCTCGCTGTTGCAGGCGTCGACGCTCGACACGCCGCTGCCGAATCTCGATGCAACGCAAAGGTTCTTCGTCCCCAAGGCCGTCTCCACGCAACGGAGAAACGTGTTCCTGGCATGGTAGCCGCCTTCGGACACGGGCAACGGCGAAGTGGTGTCGTGGTTGTTGTTGCGTGCCCTGGTCATCGTACCAATCTGGCTGATGTTGTTGGTGCGGTAGTGGCCGTTCTCGCGGAACATCGTGCAGCCCGAGGCTCCGGCGTTGCCCTTCGAGTAGGTGTCGGCGGCGGGGTAGTTGAAGAAGAACGGGCGCAGCTTGTTCAAGCCGTCCTCGACGATGCTCGTCGGGGGCGAGGGGCAGATGCCCGTGGGCTTCAGCGCAAAGGTCTTCACGTCCACCCCGTCCCACACGTTGGCGTTTGCGCCCAGAATGCCGTTCCATTCCTTGCCGCTGGAGCCAACGACGTTGTCGAGCAGGTACACTTCATCCTTGCGGCCCACGAAGACACCGTATTTAGTCTCGGTGGTCTCCCATGGCTTCAGGTAGTGGCCCACCTCGGTGTCCACGGCCTTGTAAAGCGTCGGATGCGTCATCCGTTTCACGCCGTCCACCGTCTCGATGGAGCACAGCTTCAGGAACGCCACTGGGTCGAAGGCTCCGGCGGCGCAGTATTGCTCGGTGCAGGCCGCGTCGGTGTAGAGCGCGTTGGCCATGCACTCGTCGCGCATCGCCTCGGTGATGCCCACCACAGGCGCGAAGTTGCCGTAGACGTCGCGCAGCCAGTTGTTTTTCCGCAGTTCCTTGCCGGTCTTGACGGTCTCGCCCTCCACGGCGGTCATGTCGACCAGCCCGGGCCGCCAGTCCAAGGCCCACTCCCGGTTGCCCATGACGGCCAAGGCGTCGGGGTTGTTCTGGTCGGCGGGGCTGGCGGTGTGGGCGTTGTCGAGCCATGCGCCCACGAAGTAGAGCGGCTTGGCGTACTCGCTCTCCTCAAACTGCTCCTTCAGGTCCTTGAAGGCGTTGGCCAAGGCCCTCATCGTGTCCTTGAAGCCGCGCATGTAGCTTATCACGATGGTGCCCGTGGCCGCGTCGCCTCCCACCACCTCTTCGGTGCCCATGTCGTCGGCGGGTTTGCCTGTCGGGTCGATGTCGTGTGTGCCGGTGATGGGCGTTGCCATCTGGTAGTCGACGTATTTGCCCGCGAAGGCGGTGGCGGGGCTGATTTGCTCCGCGCTGTCGTAGACGAGCGTCAGTCCGTCGAGGGTCATGCCTTCCACGTCCGAGCGGATGAGGCCGTCGCGAAGGGCCGCGTAGGTGCCCGAGGTCGGCAACGAAGCCGTGTAACGGTAGCCACTTGTGGCCATGCCTTCGCCTTCCACGATTTCGCCTTCGATTTCCGTTTCAGCCCATGCGAGCTCCGTTAATAGCTTTTGTGCATTGTTATGCTCGTAGATGCCGCCGCCATCGGCGTAGATGACGATACGGTCGTAACTGCCGCCATTGCCCTGCTCAATGCCACGGAGAACGAGGCAGGTCTTACCGTTGATGGTCTCCGTGTCGAACTTGCTCGTAAGGGCCGACACAGCCAAGACAAGCTCCACCGGGGCCACATATTCCTTGAACACATCGTACTCCTTGCTCCATGCCAGGTGTGCCGAAATGTCAGCCAAGTTCGCCGATGCCGCAACCTCCACAATCATATAGCCCTCGTCGGGCAGGTAGAAGCGTTCCGTATGGCCCGCGAAGGTGTGCTCCGTCACGGCGGCCACTTCACTGCCTGAAGCGGGGAGCGTGGCACAATACCACGCGCCCACGATGGTACCGTCGCCCGCCTTCAGGTTGTTCCCGTTGCGGTCGGTCAGCAGGTAGCCGTTGTTCTTTTCAGCCGTGCCCCACTCCCCAGCCTCGCATTTCGGGCAGCGGATGATGCACAGCTTGTGGGTTCCCGCACCTATGGTGCCGCCGCTCACCTCTCCGACGATATAGCCGCTGGTCTTTCCGGCGGCCCATGCCTCAGGGTCGAGCTGGTTCGCGCCGTTCCAACGGAGCTCGTTGATCTTGAAAGCCTCGCTTTCGAGGCTGCCGCAGCCGCCCACGATTTCGAGCAGCAAGGCGTCCTTGCCGCTCTCGATACTCTCAATGCCTGCCGTGGTGCGGATGACGAACTTATCGGCCACTGTCACACGATCGTTGAGCGATGTCAGGTCGCCAGCAATGAGTTCCTCATAGGTACCTTTCGGGTCGAAGTTGCCGCCCGATTTACTTCCTAAATTGATAGCTTTTGTCATCACGATAGCATTTTAATCTCAACCAATGTACCAGCGACGGCATTCACCGCTATTCTGACAAAGCTTCCTTCAGGAAGTATACCGCAGTCGTTCCACATCTGTTCCGAATCACCTGCCGGAACCGTGGTTTCCGAGTCCGGGATTTCATTGTATGTTCTCCCGTCCAAAGATTGTTCAAGTCTTGCCTTGGTCTGTCCTGTCAGGCCGCTGAAAACAGCCATGAAGGTCAACTTTGGCCCTTCTTTCCGAAAGCCCTCCGAGGTGTATCCCCCGGCAAGGCTTTGGTTGATTTCCTTTACATGCAAATTGCTCATGTCCTTGTGTTTTAAGTGTTATTGGTTTTCGTCTGGTAATGCCATCAGCGTCGGGGTGACGTTGTAGGTCGTGCGATAGCGCATGGCATAGCACTCCGCCCCCGGTAGGTTGTTCTGCTTGTAGAATGAAATGGCGGACAAAGGGGTGTATTCCTCACTGGCGGAATAACCCTGGACCAGGTCGTGGACATCGTCCGTCAGGTCGATGGTTATGTAACTCGCTTCCTTGGCGTCCCTCGGAGCGTGTGCGCTGCTGGAAGTGGTGCGACGGTTGGCAACGGTCAGAACGATGATGGCCGTGTCCTTTTCGTTGCCTCCTTTCAGTTGTTTTGGATCGACTTCCTCGAAGTCGATCAGGATGCAGGGCCAGCCAACTGGAGGTTGCTCCAGATCAAGCTGGCCCCAATCCTTGTCAATGTACTTCACCTTGGGCAATGCCCTTGACAGCATCCCCTGAAGGTCTTTGATGATGGTTGATTTTCTCATAGGTCGAATAGTGAAAATTGGTTTGTGTCTTCTTTTTCCGTCTGTTCCTCCTTCAGTTCGGAAGGCGAAACGCCCAGGTACGAGAGGAAGGTGTTGTAGCACACGCCGAATTCGGGCAGGATGCGCCGCCGCCAAATCGCCTTGTAGCAGTGGTTCTGGTCGCCGGGCTGGTATTCCTCGTTCACGATGGCGATGATTGCCCGTATCCGCTTTTTCGTCGAACGATAACGCTTCTTCCCGCTCATAGCCTCACGCGTTAGCCCCTTCCCCCTTTTGAGGGGGGCAGGGGGGAGTCAAAAGAACACACAGTAACTGTGATCTCAGTGTGCTTCCTCACGCGACCCGTGCCACCGCACACATCGCAGGTGACAAGCCTGTCAGGGCATTGCATCCGGCGCAGGAGCCAGCTTCTCTCCACTTCGGGATGTACCATGCCGGAGCCTCCGCAGTTGCGGCAGATTTCTATCTTTGTCGATTCGTATTGTCTTACTTTTTCCATTGTGATTATTGTTTGATGTCCTTTTTGAAATTTCCTTCGTTGTATGCAGCAAGTGCAGCAATGTTCTTCATCCTTTCCCTCAGCTGCGCCGTTCCGCCTCTCTCGGCCCCGAAGTCGCCGAAGCTGTGCTCCCTTGCCTGTTCCTCGCGCAACTCGACGAAAGCGTCGCATTTCTCGCCCATGTAGGTCAGGAAGGCCTTCATCACCATCGCCTTGTTCAGGCCGCCGTACACCTGTCCAGCGTCGCCGTTGGCCAGCCGGTCGGCCACGATTTGGATGTCTGGCAGGTTCCATTGCATGTCGTCTCCCACCAGCATCTGTGCCACTTCCTTCGAGAGCATGGCCATCGCTTCCGGCTTCATCGGGCGGGCCACGTTCACCATGTCCTCAACGATGGTCAGATGCGTCAGGATCAAGGCGGCAAGCGTCCGCTCGTCGAAATCCTTGGCGAAACGCTTCACGCTCACCTGCCCCGTGCTCCTGACAGATGCCGTGGCAGTGGTGATGCTGCGGTCGGCAGCGGCCACAACAGCGACAGCCGCCAGCGGAAGGCCGTCGCCAGTCCTGTCGTAGAGCCGCTGCGCCACGGGACATTTCTGTAGCAGTTCACGTGTCGGTACCGCCACGGCGTTGATAGAGATAGTCGAAAGCTGCTTGCTGTCTGGCATGGTCGCTGTTGTTTAATAGTTCGGAATAGATTTGGTTGAACTTCGAGTTCAGCATCATCGGTGTGAAGGCGGACTTGAAATACCAGTCGTTCTTCATTTGGCTCACAGCCTCAAGGAACTGCTTAATCGCGTCAATGCGCAACCGATCATCCACAATCAATGGTGTCGATCCATTCTTGGGTGTCGATTCCACGATCTTCTTGCTAAGCTTGTCAAGCAAAGCTTTCATGGGTGCCCAGTCCGCCTTTGTGCTGATATAGGCCGTGTGCTTCTTTGCCTGATACACCTCTTCGAAGGCTCTCATGCCCTTCAGCACAACGTTGTTTTTGCGGTGGTCTTCCTCGGTCTTGTCAAGTGTGTCCCGCTGTTTTCCCGCCTCGCCGAGGCTTGCCAGAATCTTGTTTACCAATTGGAGTTTTTCCTTCTTGGTCAGCAGATATGCCGCGTTGTATATCTCATCGAATGTCATAGTGCCTCCCGCGTTTCGTCTTCCTTGATCCGTTTCATCGTTTCACGTGCGCATTTGGGGCAGGTGTCGCCCCAAACGCGCTGGTCGTACTCGTACCCGCAAACCGGGCATGTCGCCCAGATTTCGTGGTTGAGGTTCTGTTGTCCCATGTCGCTCCCTCCTTAGCATTCCGTCATTCCAAGCGGCACAGGTATCCATTTTCCGTTCTCATCCTTCACATCGGCGCGGATGAACTGCTTGCTCTCGGTGGGCGCGTAGCTCTCCTCGATGATGCGCACGCCCTCCTGGAACCGCTCGTTCCCGCTGTCCTGGGCCATCTTGCGCAACTGGAGCACACGGCTCGCTTTCAGGTTGCCCGCCTGGTCGCGGCTCATCAGGCGCAACACAGCCTGCACCAGGGCCGCACTGTCATCGTCCTTGGCCAGGCTGCCAATGTACTCCTTCACGATGGCAATGCCCTCGTTCACCGTGTCCTTGTAATTGTCCAGCTGGTACTGGCCGAGGGTGATTCTGGCCGTGCCTTCGCTGTTGGTGAAGGTGTGGCTGTGTTGGTTGTCCCTTACTCCGAAAATCTCGGCCTTCAGTTCCAATGCCGATTTGAAGCTGCTCATCACAAGCTGCTTCCTTTCCGTGATGGCTTGGCTGATGTCCCGCAGTTGTGGCATGGACGAGGCTATGGTCTCATCCACCAGCTTGGCGTAGGCCTCGCGGTCGGCTTTCTTCTTTGCCTCGGCCTCTTTCTTGGCCTGGGCTTCCTTGAACGCGGCGAATTGTTCAGCCTCCGCCGCCGTCATTTCTACTGTCTTTTTTTCGTTGTCCATTTTTATTGGTGTTTTTAGTGTCGTTTATTTAGGTTTGAAAGGTGTTTCTTAAACTTTTCCGGGTTGTCTATTTCGGCATCTGCACCGTAATTTTCCTTGATAAAAATCTCTATTTCATCAAAAGTGCGCCTCCTGCTTCTGGCGAATGTTACGATGCATTTAATGTGTACCCCGTTTTTGATAATTGGAATCGTTAATGATTTCATTGCTTGCCTCCTTCCTTCAAGACGCTTGTTTTCGGCGTAACGCTATATATTCTCTCAACGGGATAGATACGTAAAGTGAAGACATATTCATCTACAATATTTGGTTCAACCGGCTGACAACTAACAAAATCGCCGTTTGAAAAAGTAACAGACAGCCTTTTCGTGCGTGGATAGGTCGCGTTCAATTCTTCCACCATTTTACGAATCCAGTCTATCAACGCATCGCGTGAAAGATCGTCCTCGATAAGGCAGTTTTTGAGCTTGCAGACGTACTTTTGGATTTCGGCGCACTTGCGGTTGGCCGCGCTCCATGTGTTTGGTTTTTCGATGAAGTAACTCATTTTAATTGATGTTTAATTGTTGGTTAATTATTGATTATTGACGGTATATTCCTTTGCTCTTTCAATCCCTTCCCGCTGCTTGTTGAACTCATAGATCAGCCCACGGCACTTGCTTGCCGGGATGTCGTCCATCCGGCTCACCTTGGCGGCACGGCAGGCCGTTCCCGCTATCAGGTTCCACTCCGCCACGCCCCATCCGTCGGCCTTTATCTTGCCCTGTGCGGCCAGCAGCTTCCCGATGGCTACCTTCAGCCGTTTCCGTTCCTTCTCGGCCTCTGTGGGGCTGTTTTTGGCCTCTGTTTCCATTCCTCGCGCCTTTGCTTCCTCATGCAGCCGGTCGCAAATCTCCGTCAGGGCGGCCTCGTCCAGTTCGGTGCTGCTGTCCACGCCATAGCCCGCAAGGATGCCCTCCTTGCCGATGCCGTCGATGCCGAGCCGGTGCAGAAGGATGTGGAACTCCCTGATAAGTTGTTTCTTGTTTTTCATAGTCCTATTCCGTGATATTCGGTTGCCTTTGTCGTGTCGATGTCGATATGATGTCCGCCTCCGTAGCGGCTCACGGGGAAGGCCCTGAAGCCTTCCACGCGCCACGCCACGTTTGCGTCTCTCCAGATGCGCCGCGCCACATGGCCTTCCGGCAGGTTGCCCTGCACGTGGCTTACATAGACGAACAGCTTGTGCGGGTACCGCGCCTTCAGCTCCTTGTACTCGCTGAACTTCATTTCCATGAACTGCACCGAGTCAATCACCACCACATCGGGGCTCTTGTGCTTGTCAAGGCGTTCCTTCAGGTCGTCCACGCTCTCCTTGTCGAGCAGCACGAACTTCCCGCCGCAGTCCATCATCCCCGTCCGCTCCAGCGCAAGCTGTATCGTCCGGCTCTTGCCTTCCTCCACGCTGTCGTAGGCCACGCGGCGGAACTCCGTCAGGTATTTGGCCAGCATCATGGCAAACGAGGTCTTGCCGTGCTTCGGCGGGCCGTAGATCACCCATGTCCCTGTCAGTTCCGGGTCGCCAACGGCATCGTGCCACTGCCCCGTGAAGGGCAGTGTCTTGAACTTTGCCGTCAATATGTTGCTCACGCTGTACGCCCTTTTCATAGCCTCGTGCGTTAGCCCCTTCCCCCTTTTGAGGGGGCCAGGGGGTGTTGTGTCTCGCGTCCCGCAGTCTCGCGTCCCGCGTCCTTCATCAGTTCCTTGTGTATGCGGCGCAGGCTCGGCATACCGTCATCGCCCATCGTGCGGCGCAGTATCGCGCCCGCGTCGATGCCTTCCTTGCAGTTGGCCTTGATAATCATCATGGCCGTGGCCTGCGTCATCTTTGTCCGCTCCTCGGCCTCCATCGGGATGGCCGTCTGATAGCGTTTCCCAAAGCGGCTGAACAGCTCCGTATAGCCCACCTTGCGGTTGTCGATGGCCCGCTGCACCTTCGCCTTCAGGCCGTCGGCTCCCATCATATACCAGCCGCACATGCCGTCCGTGGCGTTCCAAAGGGCCTTGATTTCAAGGAAGGCCTCATAGTTCAGGTCGCCAGCCTCGTCGAGTATAATCAAGGGGTTGGGCAGCGTCTTGAGGTAATACACCAAATCCTCATAGACATCGGTCAAGCGTCCCGTGCTGCCCACCCCGAATGATTTGGCTATCGTTCTGACAAGTCTCGTTTTGCTCTTCACCTGCGAGCAGTCGATATAGACCGCGTTCTTGTGCGTCTTGGCGTAGTGCTGCGCCGTGTAGGTCTTACCGATGTCGCTCAGGTCGCACAGCATCGCGCTCATCGATGCGCTTTGGCACATGTCGAGTTGTGCCGTGATGAACTGGAACACCGGCGTGGCCGCCGTTTTCCATTCCGGGGCGTTGGTCAGGTTCACGCCCAGGTGACGGGCCAAGCTAATCCAGTTCTGGTCGCTCAAAACGCGCTCCGTCTCGCCGTTCTTTATGCGGCTGTACTGTGCTGAGTTGATTCCCAAACTCACTGCAAACTTCGCGTCGCTTCCCGCGAAGTTCTGTCGTGCCTCGGCCAAGGCCGCCAGCACCTTCTTTTTCATTTCGTTTGTCATCATTGGTGTATTGTTTTAGTTGGTTTATAGTCTGCTTATCGCCAAGGCCGCGTAGTCCTCAGCGTTCCATTCATCCTCCTCGTAGCCCAGCGGCTGCTCGTTCACCTCCGGGACTTCCCCCTTTCCAAAGGGGGTGCCCGTAAGGGCGGGGGATTCCAACTCCTCCATCCGCCCCGCGTCCATGTGGCCCACCTTGGGCAGTTCGGCGCGGCGTTCCTTCACCCACTTGTCGAACTTCGCCACGCGCTTCTGCTGGTGCAGCATGGCCTCCGCGTCGCCCTCGGTGCGCTCGGCCTCGCATTCGTTGTAGGCGTATTTCTCGCGGTTCTCGGCCTCGCCGATATACACGCCGTCCTGATACAGATAGACCGTCTCCACGGTCTCGTGTCCCTCAGTCCCGTGTCCCGTGTCCG